CCCAGGGGCATCCTGCTCGAGGAGGAGCGGACGGACCACCGGGAAGTGAGCGACAGTGTCATCCACCTGCGGGTTGTACGGGACAGAGACAATCGCGTCGTACTGGTAGGCGATCGCGGAGGCGACCACGCGGATTTCTGCGAGAGCAGCGATGATCTCAGCGAGAGCAGCTCCGACCTCAATCGTGCTGTCCTCGAGACCCGCACCAACGTCGAACACTTCCTGCATGATGTACAGCAGCTGCGTGTAGACGAGGTTCAGCTCTTTGCTCTTGAGCACCGACTTACCCTGGATGTAGGCAAGCAGGTCGTCACTCGGGGTCTTGCGCTGGAATGAAACCGCAGCGCCGTTCGCAGGGGCCACCGAGAAGGTGATCTGCGATGGTGAGGTGAAGCTGTAGGCTACGGCCTCACCGCCCACAGACACAAGGACGTGGGACTGGTTGATATAGGGGAACGGAACCGAGAACGAAGTCGTAACTCCGTCCCCGGTCCACGTCGCAATGGAGTAGAAGGACATTATTTCCTGTACGTACGGAGGAAGTCAGTGTAGACCGTGCGTTGTTTCTCACGGCCCGTCTCAGGGATCGGGTCAGACCCGGCTTCGGTGGCTTTCTTCTTCTTGTCGATCTCTTCACCCAGAGCATCCTGCAGCGCAGGCGTTTCCAAGATGAGGGCGTTGCGCGCCTCCTTCTTGTACTTGCTCATGATGGAGCCGATCTTCTCGAGGCGAGTACCAGCCACACCCTCCTGCCCGTCAGTCAGCTCATTCCGGTAGTAGTCGGAGGAGATGAGGGCGTTGAGGGTTTCCTCTAGCGTCAGTCCGCTGGGGTTGGGGGTGAGGTCCGTGCCTAGGCGGATGGAACCATACAGCTCCTGCCACCGTGCGTGCACAGACTGCTTACCATCCACGGACTTGATCTTCGTCAGGTCCACACCACGGTACTTCTTCTCGACAGTCTCCTTGAGTTTGCCAGAGGTCAGCAACAGGCGGGAGTATTCCTCACCAAGGTCGCTCGTCTCTAGGCTCGTGCGGGAGACGTTCAGGGTGTTCAGCGGCCAGCCACGGTCGTTGGAGAGCTTACGCCCGAACACGTCGTACTTGTCGTCGACATATTCCTGCAGACCAGGGAGGCGCTTCTGAACGTGGTCGAGCCAGTCATTGGTCACCTTGGCGACCGGGTCAGGAGAAGCGTCGAGCACACCCCCGGCCACGATTGACGGCACGAAGCCACCAGCCTTGGAGCCGAAGAAGCGCTGGATACCTGCATCGCTTCCCTCCTCACCTGCCTTGTCGATGGCCTCGAAGAAGTCACCGAGGGACTGCAGGTAGGTCTTGTCCTTGAGGGAGGACACGAGGGAGGTGAACAGGATGCCTGCTCCGTCCTGGGCCATCTTGGCTAGGTCACCGTCTTCCTCTCCGCTGGCAATCGCACGCATCGTCAGGTCTGCCACCGTAGCGGCCACCTGAATGTGACCGGCGATCGGGTCATTGCGGGAGATACTGTAGTGCTTCCCGTCAGGGGCGATGAAGGAGAACGGCAGGAACTCACCGGATTGCTCCAGCGCACGGTTCTTGCGGTAGTCGCCTGTGCCTGCCCCGGTGAACATACCGGAGAAGCCGAGCATCATGGCCACGGAGTACATGCCGGTGCCGAGAGCCATACGGCCTTCAGCTGCTGCTCGCACCGATGGGTCTGCACTCTTCAGGTCCATGCGGACGTCCTCGAGCACATGGCGAAGACCTGGGGTCCTGCGGATTTGCGTCTTGAGGATGTTGATGGGAGTACGGATGAACGGGGCCAGGAAGATGCGGCTGCCAGGGACAGCCCGGATGGCACGCTCCGTCTTGTAGGACAGGGAGCCAGGATCGAGCCTCTGCTGGAATACAGCTGCGCGGCCTTCTTCAGCCGCCTGCTCAGCGATGATGTTGCCTTTGTCGTTACGCAGGGCCGCGCCGTCTCGATAGACAGTGTCCATCTGAGTGTCGACGTAATCAGCCAGGCGCTTGCCGGAGAGACCGTTGCCGCGACCAACGCGGGCGAATTGCGAACGCTGTCGACCGAGGAACGCCATCTGCCGAACCGTCTCGTCAGTGAAGAGGATGTTGCGGAAGGTGGTGTTGGTCACCCAGTTCATGCCGTTGAGCACCTTGCCAACAGCACTGTCAGACCGGACGGCCAGATCAGCTGCGGAGATACCACCGGCATCTACGTCACCGAGGATGGTGTTGCCCCTGCCCTCGAACCCTTCAAGGATCGGGGTGTTGGACTTCCATGCTCGTGCACCCACACGGACAGCCTCAAAGGTGGAGGCCCATGTGTAGTACAGCTGGTCGATCCCTTCCTGGGCCAGCTCACGGTTCCCCGCGAGGGCACCACCCAGCGCACGCTCGAGCGGCTGCAAGAGGTTCTGCTGGAGGCCACCACCGAAGTTCACCACGAGGGTGCCTGGGGCGGACATGATGGAGGAGGTGTACCAAGTCTCAGCGATGCGCTGTGCACGCTGGAAGGTGGACGGCTCGAGGATACGCGCGAGGCGCTTCGGGTTGCCACGGGCAGAGCGAATGCGACCCGTCAGCTTGTCGAGAGCGTCCTGTGCCGTACCACTTGCGCCGGTTGGGTCCAGAGCGTTGATGAGGTTCGGGTCGTCGATCTCGGCCAGGGCCTTGCTCACCCCGTCGACCTCAGAGAGGACGGCCTTGTGGATGTTCAGGGCACGGGCGATGTTCGAGCTGTAGCCTTTCACGGCACCCTGCACGTTGGCTAGGGTCTGGATGCTGTTCAGCAGCTGGGCCGTGTTCTCACCGGAGCGGTTGTGGGTGAAGGCTTCGGCATTGCGCAGGACGTTGCGACGGGAACTCTCAGCGATCGACCGGAGGGCCGTGAGGGTTGCCGGGATGTCCTGGCCTTGGGATGTCAGGCGCGCCACGTTGGCTGCCAGGGTCGCACCGTCAGTGGTGAACTCCTCGGCCAGCTTCTCAGCCGAGCCGATGACGTCGTCCCACTTCTGCACGTCCGGCCCACGGGCTCCACGCACATGCTCTGAGGCGGTCTTACCGATGGCCTCTGCGACGGCCACCACACCACGCTCCGAAGAGAGGTACTTCGGGTTCACGCCGGTCAGCGGGTCGAAGTCCTGGGTGAAGTCGAAGCCACCGGCAATGCGGTTGCCTGCGTCGTCCTGGGCTCGGATGTTTCCGATGACCCGTTGCATGAACTCGTCGGCCTGCTCGGGGTCGAGGATGTCCTCAAGCCCACGATCGGTGGCCGCTTCGGTGGCCGCTTCGTCAGCGCCGGAAGCCCCTGCATTGTCTGCGGTTTTCCCTGCGATGGCCGGAACGGTGGCCGCTTCGGTGGCCGCTTTGGGTGCGCCCTCGAGCGGCAGCGCCAGCTGCTCAGGCTCGACGAACTTCTCGTCACGGGCGGCTGCCTCAGCAGCTCCCTCAGCGAGGTCGGCGTCCTTGACTGCACCCTCGATGTCACCCTTAGCGCCCTTCAGTGTACCGCGTACGGCGTAGAAGAGGCTGACCGCGCTTGCGATCTGGAGTGCGGCACCAGCATTGCGGTAGCCCTGACCGTTACCTTCACCCGACTGAGTGGGTGGTGGGCACATAGGATAGCTCCTTGAGGGGTTTGTCGGTGGACGTCGGCTGCTTCAGACCTGTTGGTCGCCAGCCTGCCGAGTGCAGCCACCGCATGTGAACTGTGTTGCCCTCCCATGCGAGACAGTGAGGAACGCCGTCGCGACATCCGACGAGGTTCCCCAATGTCTTCAACATTACGGGCAGTTGTTTGCGGGCGAATACTCCGTCCGCGACGGTTACAGCGTCCGTGACCAGCATCCACACTCCGAAGGACTTCTTGTCGATCGGGTATGCGCCGATTGCGGCGAGCGCCTCGTCGTCCTTGTTGCGGACAACTGCGAAGGCGAACTGGTTGGTTTCGACGACAGCCTTGAGGCAATCGCCGGGATGGTTTCCTGTTGCGACCTCGCACTCTTCCCAGTCGAGGGGAAGCACACGGGCTGCGATCTCACACGCGATGTCGTATGTGAGCGGATGAACGCTGTAATTTTCGTCGGACATTAAAGTCTTCGAGCCTTTGGTGTGAAGCTACCTGTCCACTCCGCGAGAACGAAGTTGGACGGAAGGTGGCTATCGTTGATGATGGTGATGGTGACAGTCTCGCCGTTGGTCATGACCGGGACCGAGAAGCGGCCCTTGGCGATAGAGACTTCGTCCGTCACGTTGAACGGGCTGTCGAAGATGCGACCTTCGAATGTCCGTGTGCGTGCTGGGCGGGTGCCCTCTGGCTGGACGGTGACCTGGAAGTATCCAGTACGGTCATAGTCGAGATAGAGGTGAGCGACCTGGAGCCTGCCGTCTTGGCGGGCAATGCCGGTCTCCTTGTCTCGGACGTACAGCGGAGAGAACTGGTACGACATCGTGTAGTCGACACCTGCGAAGAACAGCCGCGATGACCAGTCACCCTGGACAGTGACGTAACCGGCACCTGCGTCCTCGATCTGACCTCGCTCCCCTATCCCCTCTTCGTCGCCACCTCGGGAGACCACTGCGATGCCCGATAGGTCGGCCACTGGGTGGGTGATGGTGGTGATGTCGAGGCTTGCATTGTAGGAGACCGTGCAATCGGCTTCCGTGACGCGCCAGTCGAGGTGCGTGACGAAGTCCTGCTCGTCATCGGTGAGAGCCTGGGACAGGTCACACGTCAGGAGATACAGGGTCATCCCTCTGCGGAGGATCGCGTCTAGCCTCGAGCCGGTGGCCCGTGCGGAGACGATCGCGTCGGTATCGAAGGTCCACTCAGTGAACGCCGACAGCGGACGCTCACGCTGCTTCAACAGATAGGTCCAGACGAACAGAGAGGCGGGCTTCGTGTACGACCCGGAGAACACCATGCTCTCAGTCTTCGACCCAGTGAACGTGTGCAGGTCAGCTGGGATCAGCTTGGGCACATGCTCGGTGATGTCCTCGACGTCAGCCGTGGCGGACAGGGCGTCCACGAACAGCTGGCTGATACCGGACCACTTACCGTGGGCGGTTGGGAGGATCAGGTCTGACTTGAGCAGCAGGGCTGGTACGGCTGGGTCCACTGCGACAGATGTGGTGGGGACGGCGCGTACTGAGCCTGCGGAGAACTCGTTGCCGGAGACGACCACGGACTGCAGGTTATCGGATACGACCAGGATGCGCTCGTTGTACCGGCGCACGGAGCGCACGGACGAGACACTTTCCTCCTCGTCGCCGGAGCACACCACACCGAACGGATCGTCCGGCAGGTACTGCGTCACAGTCTTGCGGTAGAAGTTGTAGATGTCACCCGTCTCGGACCAGTACAGGTCTTCGCCTGCGCCAATACCGAGGCGGTTGTCGTTGAAGGAGATCGCGGTGATGGTCTGACCGACGAACGGCGGAGCCTCGTTGGAGACGTCGCTGCCTGCTTCGCGGGTAAGCCAGGTGGCCGCACCGAATGCCCACACACCACCGGCACCGCGTTGAAGCAGGTACGGCATGGTGTCGGCATCGAGCCCCTGTACGGAACCAGGAGCTGCGCACTCCACCCACGAGTTCAGGGTGGCGTCCCACTTGACGAAGTAGTCGTCGTACGGGTTCTGGTCGTCACCTGTGATCTGGATAGTGAAGCCGTCGACCGGCGTGTCGCGAGGGAGGTCAGAGAACTTGTTGACCGAGCCCTTGATGACCGTCATGGCGTTACCGCCCTGCCCGTCGTCCACGTCGATCGTGAAGTCAGTGGTCGGATGGGAGACGACAATGACGGAGCCGTTGCGGGTGATCGTGTAGCCGGACGCCACGAGCGTATCGAGCGAGCCGATGACGTCGTCGGGCGTGCCTGGGATGTCGATGCCTGGGTCACCATTCACGAGGTAGTCAGCGATGGTGTCCGTGGAGGCATACACAGCCTGGCTGGCCTGGGCACCGTCCGGTGTCAGGTAGGAGACGATCTCGGAACCGTTGACGCGGACCACGTAGTCTCGGGAGAACGCCCCGGACTTCACGTTGATGACCGCCTCATAGGGGCGACCGGAATGCGTTGCTGCATCTTCCGCCACAGTGACAGACCGGGAGGCAATGAAGGTGGTGTCGGCCTTGGTGTAGGCGACGTACTGCGAACGCTTGTCGGTCCCCGCATTGTAGAGCGGGTGGCCTGACGCGAGCGCGAACGACGCGACCTCGGTGCCATCAGACACATCGAACACCTTCAGGGTCTCGTCGAGGATCAGCACCACGTATTGGGAGACGCGGTCCCGATTGATCCAGTGCGCGAACGGCACGACGTTGTCCGTGACGAGGGCGTCGATCAGGTTCAACGGCGGGCGCTTGCCAAGACCCTCCACGGCGGAGTGCCGGGTGTTCAGCTCAGCGGCTGATTGAGTGGGTCGGCGGGTGGCCGGTGACTGCTGGCTGATACCCTGGATCAGGTTGTCGATTACATCAGAGACGCGAGCCATCAGTGCGATCGCGGAGAGAAGCGACCGGCGATGTTCATAGTCGTGCGGTCGGGAGCGTTGAACATATTGTAGTCTGCGGCGTCACCGTCTGTGTTCTGAAGGTTCACCTCAGCACTCTCGATGTCTTCCCGAGTGAAGCGATAGTTGGCGGTCTCGCCTTCGATCTGCGTCTGAAACGCTCGGGTCGCAATCTTGGTGATGTAATCCTTAGCGGCCTGCGGGAGGTCGTCGTATTCGAGGATCACCGTGACGTCGGCGTATAGAGTGCGCGCGATATTGTAGGTATGCTTGAGGCGGTCGTAGACGCGCTTGCCGCGCACGACGAAGCGACCCTTGTCTTCCGGGTAGTAGTCCTCGAAGGACGCCTTGAGGAAGCCAGCCGGGACTTCGATCTCACCGGCATTGGTTGGGGCCAGCGGATAGCACTTGTCGGTGTTGAATGCGTAGCCCACAGACTGAACGCTGCGGGACGCGAGATGGAGCTTCTGGCGAGCGAGCACCGCATCGGAGCTTTGCTCAGCAGCCTCATCTAGGGAGGTGATAGGCGCTTCCTGAATGCTCGCCAACAGCTCGTTGACAGCGTCTAGTTCCGTGGTCGGAATAGTGTACTCAGACATGAGTGTCCTTGATTGTTGGGGAGGATGTAGGAGCGACAATCCCCCCTCCCAGTCATTCCTCTCCAGCTGTTACACTGGGGGTCAAAGGGAGGGGGGACGCGCTACAATCCCGCGCTAGGCGGGAGAGCTAGGGGATCGAGATTAGGCCGAAGCCGCAGTCACGATCGAGCAGGAGGCAGCGTTACGCAGCCAGTCGTGGCCGGTTGCCTGTTTGGCAATCAGCACCCAGACCTGACGGCGACCGTCCCAGAAGACTTCCAGGGACATGCCCATCAGCTTGACGATACCGACAGCCGACTTGTGGGTCGTGACGGCAACGACGTTGCTGTAGTCTGCACGGTACTTGGCGATGACGTCAGCGTCAGCGCTCTCGTCCACCTGCGGGAGGTTCAGCGTTTCGATGAGGGACGTACCCTGGATCGGACCAGAGACACCCTGCGCGAAGGAGCCGATACCACCAAGGTCACGGTTGGTGACCAGGTTCGACTGCTGGATCAGTGCGTACTGAACCGGAGCGAGGAACGTGTTGCGATCCGATTTCGGGATACGCTTCACGGTCAGCTTCGTGTTCGAGGATGCGATCGCAGCGACGAGGTTTGCAACCACCGTGTCAGCGTCAGCGTCAACGATTTCCTCACCAGCGTCAGTCTCACCCGTGATAAGCGGGGTCGTGTCGCGGGAGCCGAGGATGGCACAACGCAGGTTGTTCTGGTCGTACACGTTGGCGATGGCCTCACCCAGCTCGGTCGAGATGATCGAGCGGATGTCGTAGTGGTTCTGCAGCTCTTCGATGTCAGACGTCTGGCTGTCTGCCAGGAGCTTGCCGTCGATCGGGATGACCCGCTCGTTCTGCAGCATTTTCTGACCGTCGATGAACACACCCGGCGTGTGGAGGGAAGCCTTCAGGCGACCCGTGACCGGGAACGTAGCGGACTTACCGCTGGAGATGGACCGTTCGAGGAACTTGCCCATCGTAACCTGCTCCTGGTGGAAGGCCGAGAGGACTTCACCGGAGAACAGTTTGAGGAAGGTCGCGTCGACAGCGCCTGCGCCGTTGATCTGACCGGGGTGAGTGATGTTTACAGCATCAGTCATATTGATATTCCTTGAGAAGAGAGGTTTGATCTGAACGCTCTCGTCTCGACTACTTTTCCGTACACGAAGGTTATCCTCCTCGGAGGGCCAGCGTATTCTGGTAGGTGTCGTGACGGGTGAGCCAGCACCCGAAGGTGCCCCTCAAAGAGGATGGCTAGTCACAAGGAATTGGTGTTGCCACCGGGGATCGAACCCGGATTGCCAGATTGAAAGTCTGGTTTCCTGACCATTTAGAAGATGGCAACATGGCTCCCACCGATGGCTTCGAACCATCGACCTTCCGGTTAACAGCCGGGTGCTCTACCATCTGAGCTAGGTGGGAATAGATAGCCGCCCCGTACCCGAAGGCAGAGGGGGCGACCGAATTACTTCCGTTTGCGGAGGAACGGGATGTCGACCAGCTTGCGTATGCCGTACGAGACAGCAGCGCCAGCGAGGACGATCTGGAGGTACCAGTCAGGGGCAATCTCCAGGGCTTCGAACCCTTGGGAAACATAGGGCTGAAGCTGGGGGATGAACGCCATGACGAGCGGGATGGAGAACAGGATCAGGACATACTCGTCCTTCCAGCTCCGATCCGAGTTCTGGGCCATGATCTTCTCCCAGTCAAACTCGTGGGCCTGCGCATTGGCAGCGAGGTTGATGGCAGCTTGAACGCGGGCCTCAGCGATACGGGCGGTGCTTTCGACCTTGACCTTCTCCAGCTCAATCTTGGCTGCGGCAGTGGCGCGCTGGGTCGCGAAGATGTCCTCCACGATCCCAACGATACCCTTGCCCAGCACGCTGAACAGGTCGCCCATCAGAACGCGGTGGTGACTGCCAGTCGAGCTGCGACCTTCTCACGGAAGGCCGGATCAGACTTGTACTGAGGGTTGTTCATGTCAGCCATGTACTGGGCGTGACTGTCGTAACCCGCACCGGAGGCCGGAACCTGCTCGCCGGTCACGCGCTTCGAAGCGGTCGTGCCGTTGGCCTTCACGTAGGCAGCGTTGATGGCTGCGATCGCGAGCTTGGCCTTCGTGGCTTCACCTGCGGCGGCAGCCTCGTTGAACAGCTTCAGGGTCTCAGGGTCGGCGTTGGTCTTTGCCCACTCAGAGATGGCGTCGAACTTCTCCTTACCACCCACCTCAGCGAGGATAGCCTCGTTGCTCGAGGTGACAGCGGCAGTGGCGTCAGCCGTTGCGCCCTTGATGTAGGCGTCGACCATCTCACCGGAGATGCCCAGCTTGGCCAGCTCCTCGCGGCTCTCAGCGGACACCTCACCCTTCTCGGCATACTCCGTGAAGTATTTGCCGAACTCTCCAGCTTCTTCAGCACTCGGAGTTTCTTCCGATGGCGTCTCTTCAGCCGGTGTTTCGGTGGGTGTTTCGGCGGGCTTCTGTGCGCCCTTGCTGCGCTCCTTCTCCAGCTCGGAGTAGGATGCCAGGAGGGCTTCGGTGTTGACCGACTTCGTCTCCGCGTTCCAGAACTTCTCCGGCACATTGTCCGGGCGCTCTGAAGCCTCCGGTGCGGTGGCACCAGTGACAGTTGCGGGCGTCGTTACTTCATTCGGGACTTGCGTCATGCTTGCTCAGTTGGTTGTTGGAGAAGCGGTGCGACCTGACGGATTGCCTCTGGCGTTGCCGTCTTGAGGAGGTCGTTGGTACCCTCTTCGTCCGTGATTTCCTGCGTCCGATCTTCGGAGTTGACCAGACGGCGAGTGTCGATGCCCAGCGCGGCTGCGCGACGACGGATGTACTCGTTCATGTTGATGACCTTGGCCAGCAACTGCGGGCCGAACTGCTGTTGGATGCCGACCAGTAGGATGTCGAGGCTGTCCAATTCGTTGCGGCGACCCAGTGCGTCCACGCCAGTGATGATCTGGATGTCGACGAGGCCCTGCGGAAGCTGCGGCGCATCGCCGGTCTTCTCCATGACCTTGATCCGTTGGCGGATGTACCACACCTGGAGGTCCGTTGCGAGGCGGGAGTAGAAGCCTCCAAGGGCGCTCTCCAGCTCTTGAGCCATGAACCTGATCTCCTCAGCTGTGACGCGCTCGGCGTTACGCTGGATTGAGGTGTTCATGAGGAAGGACATTCCGAGGCGGGCTTCGATCCGCTCGACAAATGAGACGGCGACCTGGAGGTCAGCCACCTTATCCAGACGGAAGGCGGTAACGTCGGACGCATCGCCCATGAGGACGTCGCCGTTCGCAGCCTTCTGCAGCTTGTCGCGTGAGATTGGCGACCCAGGGCGCACGAACAGGATGGTCTTGACCATGAGGGCCACACCCTGGACGATGCTCTCTGTGAGGCTGTCCACAGTCTTGAGGTCAGCGATCAGGTCGTCGAAGAACGCACGACCGTGGTTCTCTCCAGGGATTTGCGTGTGTCGCAGAACGCGCCACGGCATGTCATCCTCGTTCGGGTATTCCGACCGGCTGTCTTCAACGTAGACGTCTTCGACATACTGGAACTCCTGGAACCGCTTCCCTTCCATGCGCTCGAGGACAGTGTACACAGACACTTCCTTGCGCTCGGACCCTGTGTTCGGGTCCTTCTCAGGGACAACAGCCTTCAGGTCTTCCGGCAGGGCTTTGTACGCGATGCACTCTTTGACAATCACCTTGAGGATGTTGCCGTCGAGGTCACGCAGGACGCCGAACTGGTCGAGCTTGTAGTAGCGGAGCTTCGCTTCCTTCTGCAGCATACGGAGCAGCACATCGCCTGTACACAGGTGGGTGCGGATCGCGTCGAAGATCGTGGCCCGGTCACCGGACGCTTCGAAGTTACGACGGAACTCTTGCTCGTAGCCAGACAGCGCACTGTCGAACTCAGCGGCCTCGTCCTCAGACAGACCAGCTTCCTCAAGGCGCTTGGAGGAAATGTTGCCGCGCCAGTTGGCCGTGTTCGGAGGGAACAGCGTCAGCAGCACGCGGGAGGTAAGGTTGTTCAAGCCACGGGCACCGACCGACTGCCACGGTTGGACAAGTACGGAGGTTTCACTGTGGCCGTCAGGGGGCATCAGGGAGGG